GAACGAATACTTAAACCAAAATATTTAAAATAATAAGTTATGACAGCAGTAGATTGGTTATTAGAAAACCTACCCCTAAGATATAAGAATGCTATACTTAATACTTGCCAAGAAGAAATAAATAAAGCCAAGGCAATGGAAAAAGAGCAGATAATTACCGCTTTTGAAGATGGTTACGAATCTTGTGATTTAGACGAGGCTTTTGAAATAAACAGGAAATTAGCAAGTGGAGAGTTATATTATAATAAAACCTATAACCAAAACAAATAATCATGAAAGAACTACTAATGAAATTAAATGCTTGTAAAGATGCAAGAGAATGGGCAGGAGATAAATCATGGCAAGAAATTTACAACACTTGCCATAGAGGAGATTGGCTTCTTTGGCTATTTAAAAGAACTAACCCAGATGACTTACAACTACTAACCTTAGCAAAAGGGCATTGTGCAAACACAGTTCGTCATTTAATGAAGGATGAGAGAAGCCTTAAAGCTGTTGATGCAGCCATTGCTTTTGGTGAGGGTAAAATAAGTAAAGAGGAGTTAGATGCGGCTGCTTCTGCTGATGCTGCTGATGCTGCTTATGCTGCTGCTCGTGCTCCTTATGATGCTGCTGCTGCTGCTTATGCTAATGCTGCTGCTGCTGCTGATGATGATGCTGCTGCTGCTTATGCTGCTTCTGCTGCTTATGTTGCTGCTGCTGCTGCTGCTTATGCTGCTGCTCGTGCTCCTTATGATGCTGCTGCTGCTGCTTATGCTGCTGCTGCTGCTGCTGCTAATGCTGCTGATACTGCTAAAAAAGAAAATCAACAATTAACAGCAGACATTTGTAGAAAGTATTTACCAATAGAAGTTTGGAACATTACAAAATAAATTTTACCGAATCGTAGAAATTGTTTATATTACATTATAATTAAAACAAAGATGAAAATAGTATTAGAAAAAGGGCAGCGCCTTTACTTCACTAGTGATACACAATACAAGTCCATACTGTTTGCAATGTGGGACGGTAGAGAATACGAGCACATGATATGGAAGATAATCGAGCCTAAGTATCAGAAACCCGTATGGCAAGACGATGAAATGTATAAACTAAAAGAAAGAAGACCAGAATTATTTAACACTAAAAAACAAGAAAACAATGGCAAAACAATGTAAAGTATGTAAAGAAGACGTGCATCCAGTTAGAGTTAAACTTGGTTACGATACCTGTGTTAAGCACTCCACTGCAGAGAGATATTCAGGCATCATATCGGCTACAGGAAAAACGGACTACGAATTGAACATAGTAAAGGATCCGCAATTGGCCAAACACTTAAAAGCTTTATCTCCAGTCTACGAGTAACATATTTATAGATACAAACGAAACAACATGAATTATATCAGTCCAGTGGCATACGCAGAGACATTGAACACCCTTAAGGGCAACTATACCAATCTACACGAAACAGAGGCAGAGGACCTATGTCCTGATGCTGGCACTCATGAGTGGAAGAAAATAGGCGCTGAAAAGGCCAAATGTAAACACTGCGGTATGGTTAAGACCATCGCTTACGGTTACGAACCGCAAAAGTCTTTCGTATACGGTGAGAAGAACAAAATGAAAGAAGGTAGAATGAGCGAAAGTCAAATGAAGTTAGAAAGATTAAAGCAAGGACTTTCTCCTGAAGATCAAGAGCAATTACAAGAGTACTTAGATTCTATTGTTGAAATAAAGAAAACAATCAAAGAGTTATTATTAAAAGGATCAAGACAACACTCTGACTCTCACGAAATGGAAGAAACTGCCGGAGATCAAATGCACAAGTGGATGCACGAAACAAAAAGAAACGCAAATAGAATAGACATATACTAAGATAAGATCGGTCTCCTAGTCAGAGGCCTTTTTTATGCCCAATGGTGAAAAAGGGCACATTTGTGAGCTCCCATGGACCCTAATTTATGGTAAACTACCCCAATGGACAGAGCGTGCCCATGAGCTCCAAATCAGCAAAAATTCTCTATTGGAAACCAATCAGTTGCCCGAGACCGAAAAAATACGTTTTACCGGCATACCAAGGCTTAGTATATTTACTAAGACAATCAAACAAACTATGAAAACGTGTGTAATTGCAGATGTCCATGGTAGAGACCAATGGAAACAGATCGTAGCGCAAGAGAATGACTCCGATAAGGTGATATTCTTGGGCGATTACTTCGACTCTTTCAACATTTCTGCTGTAGAGCAGATGCACAACTTCAAGGAGATCGTAGAGTTTAAGGAGACAAGCGGCAAAGAAGTGATCATGCTATTGGGCAACCACGACTATCACTATTACCCAGGTATCAACGAAACTTCCACATCAGGATACCAGACTAGGATGGCAGTAGTGATCAAACAGTTAGTGCAAGAGAACAAGCAACATTTACAAGTAGCGCACAGAGAACATGAGTTCGTATTCTCACACGCAGGTTTGAGCTCGACTTGGTTGGACGATATGGTTGTTGGCTGGACCGTAGACAATATGGTCGATAAAGTAAACGAGTTACTCACCTACGCACCTCACACCATTGGATACCGATCTTACAGAATAGTTAGCGATACTGGTGAGGTTTTTGGTTCTCAAGGGTACGGAGACGAGACATATCAAGGACCATTGTGGATCAGACCGCGTTCTTTAATGGCTGCAAACAAGGACACTTTACGCAAGCAAATTATTCAAGTAGTTGGTCACACGCACCAAGATCAAATAGATACCAAAGGTAAAGCAACCGGTGGTAGATATTACTTTACAGACGTACAAGAGACGAGTAAAGAGTACACGATTATTACTGACGGACAAATATCATTTAATAAAATAAAATAAACAGTTATGCCAAACATTTTAGTACAAGTAGACACAGAAATCGACACAGACATAGAAGTTGGAGATTTTCTATACGAATGCGCCGAACACGAAATACAAGAAGTCATACAGTGGCTTAAAAACAACGATTACGTAAAAGATTCAGCGATGACTACTCAAGTATCGGTAGCAGAGTCAGAGTTTATAGAAGCATTAGACAAAATTTATAGTAAGTGGAATGTATTGTCTAAAGAAGAAACGGATTTTATTATTAATATATCAAAAAGATTTTAAACAAAAACAAAACAGTTATGAAATTCGTAAAAGAGTTAAAGAACAAATAATTAATCACATAAAATAAAACATGGAGGAAACAACCTATGAAGCTTCTGCATATTTATTATAGATTAAACTAATAATATATGCGTAAAAGAGTTCAAGGCTATAGAAGTATATGGATTAAAAATTATGGAAAAATACCATTAGATGAATTTGGAAGATCATACGAAATTCATCATATAGATGGAGATACCACTAACAATGATATATCTAATTTAAAATGTGTATCAATAAAAGACCATTTTGATATACACTATAGTCAAGGAGATTTTGAAGCGGCTATAATAATAGCAGATAGATTGAACTTATCCAAAAAAGAATTAGATCATTTAAGATTAAGTGGGTTATCTAAAAAACAAATACAGTGTCCTCACTGTTTTAAAGTAGGTGGTGAACCTGCTATGAAACGTTGGCACTTTGATAATTGTTTTATTTTAAACAAAAATAAATACATTCAAAAAAAGTATAAATGTAAATATTGCAATGATGAAATAGGCGGAAAAGGTAACTTAATTCAACATGAGAAATCGTGCTCAGGCGTATCAAGGAACAAAGATTGTAGTAAACCTAAAGTAAACACAATAAATAATTTATTTAAACTTTTTACATGTCCTCATTGTAATAAAACGGGAAGAAATGCAATGTTGAGATGGCATTTTGATAATTGTTTATTAAAGCCAGATAATGAACATCATAAGAGACCATATAGAAAAAAATAATTAATCACATAAAACCATACATGGAACCATGAAGTGTATCAAGAACATCAAAGCAAGTAAAGGCTACGATTTAAACGAAATCAGACGTACTGACGATATAGACGCTGAGCAAAAAGTAAAGAGCGGCAATTGGACCTACATCCCAAAATCGGAGTGGAAGGAAGCAGTCAGAAAGTTAGTAAAACCCGAGCCAACGCCAGTAGTAGAGCAACCCGTACAAGAGGAGACAGCGTCGGAGAAACAGTTAAAGTCTAAAAAACGTGGCAAAACAAAAGAATAGCGATAGACCGATAGGGCACATTATATTAGAGGTCGAGGACATGTTCGACAAGAAACCCGACGCTAGGAAGAAGGAAGAGTTCAAGCGTTGGAAAGATGCCATCAACACCCTAATTAAAGAGTGCAATACTGTCGGAAAATTTAAGTACTATTCAGTAATAAAATAAACTATATGGCACCACAGAAACCGAAGAAGAGATTCTTCAAATACATCAAGAGTAAATTGATCGTGTTCTATTACGACAATATCCACTCCATATTCAGCGACTCTTTGGAAATAACAAGGATGCAAGTCATAGCCGGAATATCGGAAGCGGATCAGGACAACCCAGACTTGTACAAAAGGTACGACGCCGCAGTAAAGTACGTAAAGCTTTACAAAGAAAAACCCGTTAAAAAAGAGGACACCGACAAGCAAGTATTTCTCAAGATTTTGGCAGACGCAAAACATCACGGCGCTAATATTGCAGCGACGGCCAAAACGGCCGAAACAAAGTCCCTATGGGAATTGGGCGAAGACGCCAAAGATAAGTTAGAAAAGTACAGGTCCGAGCCCACGCCTGAGATTTCTGCCGAAGAAGAGATGAAGCTATTCCAACGATTCATTGAGAGCGGCAAGAAGGCAAAACAAACGAAGTAAATGACGAGAATTAACGGTACAATTCCAGCAAAAAAGCTCTGCGATTCGCATCTAGTGGCAGAGTACAGAGAGATCTTACGCGTATTCAAACTGGCCAAACGTACCGATAAAGCTCCTAAAGAATTCACACTCGGTACCGGACACGTACTATTCTTTTACGATAAGTTAGAGTACGCTCACAAAAGATTCGAGTCCTTAAGATACGAAATATTGGACCGAGGCTTTACACCGAAGATGGAGTTCGATAGCACCGTACTCGAATCCAAGATGCAGTTGTATAACGATTGGTCAGGGACCGAGGAGGCAGACGCCATGATTAAACAGAGACTCATGGACAGGGCTTATTCGATGAAGAGTATTAGGTATCACGGCAAACTTATTAGCGCTGAAGAGTACAGAAAAATGCTGTACGACTAGAGACTTATTCTGTACAGTATTGTAGGATTGTTATACATTTATAAAAATTAACACAGTTATGAGCAACGAAAACGAGATATATTTAGGCGGTGGCAAGAACATCATGATGGCCAAATCGCAGTTAGTAAAGTGTCAAGAGATTTTGACGTTGATGACTCCAAACGATGGTGCCATCCAATTAAACGTTAAGATAGAGGCGGACTTCGATCAGATACCCGAAAAGTACCAAGAAGTGTTCTTGAACATGGTATCGGCAAAGTACCTAAAGACGACATCTTTTGGAGACAACCCATTCAGCATGTGTCTACCAACGCCGAAGAAGAAGTGGTACCAATTCTGGAAAAAAGACATTTAAACATGAGAGGATTCTGGTACGTACAAGCAATAGTCAAACAAATTAAAGCAAACAAAAAGAAATAGGTTATGAAACAACCCACCAAGATACACGATTATTTAGCAGAAGATATAAAACAATGGAGACAATCGGGCGAGTATTACGGATATCCAGAATGCTGTATAAGAGAACTGCACGACTACTTCCTTAACACGCCAAAAGAGGAGATAGACAAGCAAATAGACAAGATAAACGAGATGTACCCACCGTTCGACAGTGCTCCGTACAAGGACAACGACGTGTACAGATCTATCTACGAAAATGCCAAACCACACATAGGAACGTTAGTGCTAGACTTCTTCGATGTGGTACTATTAGTTGGAGTAGAAGCGGACGAAGAAGATAATTACTATGTATACCAATCTCCAAAGGGAGGTAGAGGAGAGTATTGGAGTTCTGCAGTAGGATCTTACATACCACTGAAGGGAACCATAGACGATAAGAGATACAATTATCTAGTGTGGGTATGGAACAATAACCAAAATGAAGGAGTAGCAATATGATAGCCACAGACATATTCTTAATGCAACAAATGATATTGAACTCCAGTAGTCCATCGTGCACGAGTACCAATAACACAGCACAGGACCAAACGGACAGTAAATACGAATTAACACCAAACAATAAAGTTATGTTTATAGAAGAGTAAGCGAATTACAATTAGACGGATCGACGGAGTTCAAATCAATCAACGCGTCGTACATAAAGTACATGGAGGCCAGCAAGTACCACCTAATAGACATGAGTACGTTCAAGGAAACCGGGGATACTGTAGACGCAACAAGGATCACAATGTTCAACGACGATACTTTGTTCGTAAAGGACGCCATAGGCATACTATATCATAAAATACAAGGAAGATAAGTTATGACAGTAAGAGAACTAATAGAGCAACTACAGCAATTGGATCCAGAGTTGAGAGTGTTCGTTCACGGTTACGAGGGCGGGTACAACGACGCAGGCCCAATCAGCGACACCGTAGAAATTGCATTGGACTATCACAAGGGCACGTGGTACTACGGAAGTCACGAAGTAAAAGACTACTACGATTTGGACCCAAAGGATTACACGATAGTAAAAGGAATAATATTATAAGTTATGAAAGAATACAGAATACTAGAAAAGAAGTACAAGTATCGTAGCGAATTTCAGATCCAGTGGAGGACCAAGGACACCGATGACGTATTGCCATTCACGATAGTGCACAACCCGTGGGTGGACAACTTCGACCAACCAACCAAACAGAGACAGACACTACAGTTCATCGAGAAAGGTCCAATTTCTACAGAGGACAAAACCCTAATAACGATCAACGATGGGACAACAAACGAAGAAGTAATAGCAGTATTGTTGGACAGAATGGACTATCTACAGTACAAGTTCCCATGCACAGAAAACGCAATGGCTATAACAAAACTACAGGAAGCACTAATGTGGCTGAACAAACACACCCAAGACAGGATCAAAAGAAACGTAGAGGGTACGAATCAAATGTAGAAAGCCGCAAGACAGAATAGAGAAAGCCCACAATCAAATGGGCTTTTTTAACGCGTAAACCCTATCACTAGAAAGATAGTCCAACGTAAGTGTGTTTAAATGTGTCAATTGCAAATTCCCGCCCAAGTAAAGAGTCGAATTAACCGAGAAAGACGATGCCCAAGGGAGGAACCATGTCCCGAACATCACAGAATCTAACCACCAGAACATCTCCAGAAATACGTGTACAACTTAAGCCCACCAATAGACAGAGACCATCAGCTCCTGATTCGGGCCTGTATGGCACGGATGACGGTAAAGAATAAAACGTTAGTTGCACGGGAGCTTTTTTCCGACAATAGTAGTTTTGTTTAACGTTTTTCTACCGAAGGCCCTGTATCGGATTAAACAAAAGGACGAAATTACTCCGTACGATACCAAACCTAAGCCAGGTCGCGATTCCATCTAACGAAAGGTTGGACTCCGCTAAATAATATCAAATTCTCCCCCTAAGATCGATTAGACAAACCCACGCGCGACACAGGGCCAGTCGCTAAATGAAATCGCGACGAAACCTAAGCCTGCGTTGACCCAATCGCGATCGTGTACAATCCAAGCCTGCCCGTGGGCGTCCAGGGTACCCGAGTCCAAAAAAGTTCTCCCTTGGAAACCAACCAGTTGTGCGCACGACCTGCTTGGATTTGGTGATAACTGATTGATTACCAGTACTATTGGCCAGAAAATACTTGCTAAAATATTTTTTTGGCATGCAGAATTGGGGTACTTTTACTCTGTTAGCTGCTCAACCGGCCGACCCTTAACAGACATTAAAAATTATAATATATGAGTAAATGGATTCAATTCGCAACCCCAGTAGAAGAAACAAAAGTAGAAACAAAAGTAGAAACAAAAGTAGAAACAACAGAGTCCCACGAGGAATTCATGCACAGAAGATCTCACGACATGGCCGGTATGATAGGTATGTTGCAAGGTAGATTGGAAATGTTGGACATACAGTTGGACAGTACCATAGAGTATGTAAAGAACGTTGAGTCCGCAAAGGAGTACATGAGAGACATGCGTAAAGATATCCTTAAGACAATGTTGGAGTACACAGAGCGTTGGTTAAATATGCAGGGCTACGAAGAGACCGAGTACATGTACGGTAGACACAAGGAGAAGATCCAAGAGTACACAAACAAGTTAAACAATTTAAAATAGTAAGCTTATGCCAGTAGCACATTTAGTAGTAGTGGACAGGTTCGGTAAGACCGTCAAAAACACTGTAGTAATGCCGGCCAATCTAGAAAGGGCGGCGCACAAGTTCTCGGACATGTTCCCTGAGTGTTGGATCAGTCTTACTCCATCTGATAAGCACAGCGACGAAATGTATTCGTTGTGTCCCAAGTTAATGAAGCGAGACGAGGACAGAATGGCAAACGACGACATGTCCTTTGAAGAGTATCACGAGTATTGGTACCCTGTATCTAGCAACAAGATTCAAGAGGCTTTGTACCAAGAACTTAAACGAGCAGAAGCCGAGTTACCGATACATGAAGAGGAGGAAGAATCACTCGAAAGTTAAGTTTTACCAGTATACCAGGATCACGTATATTTACCTATAATCAATCAACAAGGTTGGCCAATATCGGACCAACCAAAAATTTAAACTCAAGTTATGAACAGTAACAGACCAAGTAGCTACAACAAATTAAGCTACATCCAAAAAGTAAGCCGTATCAACCGTAAATTACGCAACGGTGACATTACAAACGTAGCATCCACTACAGGCTTCTCTACCACTCACGTGTCAGACGTGATCACTGGTAAGTACTTCAACGAGCGTATCGTTAACGAGGCGTACGACGTAACACGCGGTCGTATCTCAAATGCGGTTAAGTTGTCTAGCTTAGCTTAGTAAACTACAAAGAAGGGCTCGGCAGACGAGTCGGTATTACCCTCTTACGAGACAAGCCGTAGTGAAACTGAGCCCTTCTTTTTCTTTCCGATTGATTAAACCAACCAAAAAATTAAATAAAAGTTATGAGTACATTATCAATGCCAACGGAGATCAAAGTATTATCCTTGGACCAAGCAAGAGAAAAAGCACCCGCAATATTCGCTACAAAGCCTGCGGACTACATCAACCTGAACCGTTACAATTTCACACCAACAACGGACATCATAGAGCACATGGACACAATGGGCTGGAAGTTAACAAACGCCAAACAGTCCAAGACAAAGGTGCCATTAAGACAAAACTTCGGAGTACACATCACAGAGTTCCAACACCCAGAGCTTTACATCAAGAACGCCGACGGTGGTATCGAGGCGAGACCTACGGTAGTACTGTTGAATAGCCACGACGGTTCCAGACCAATCAACTTTGAGATGGGACTGTTCAGACTAGTATGTTCGAACGGTCTAATGGTAAAGGACAGAGACTTCGGAGGATTCAAAGAGAGACACACCAAGTACACGCTACAAGAGGTACAGAACATGATAGAGCAGAAGATGCTGGGTCTAAACACTACCGTAGAGAAGATCAATAGATGGTCGGGCATAGAGATGAGTGCCAAGGACAGAAGAGCCTTTGCCATAGACGCCTTAGCTTTAAGATTGGGAGAGGAGAAGATTGCAGAGGACTACGAGATCATGGAGATATTGAACCCGCGCAGAGACGCTGACGCTCCTAACACTCTATGGCACACCTTCAACCGAGTACAGGAGAACATAATCAAGGGAGGTTACCAGATGAACAACAGAACCGCTAGACCAATCACCAACCCTATACAAGACATGGTACTGAACCAAGGCCTATGGTCTCTAGCGGATCAGTACGCCACGGTCTAAACTGGCTCTAGCTTTCGAGCTAGCTGAGTGCAAGTGGTCCGCTACCTAGTCGATAGCGGATCGCAAGCGCCCAGCAAAGCAAAGGTTGTCGGAGCTAGCAAGGGGCCAGGGGCCGGGGGCCCTGCTTGGTCAGTCCCCGAGGAATTCCCCGGTTTTAACACAGTCAAAAAAATATATCCAAATATACATTATGAAAACAGCAATGCAAGAATTAAGAAATGATATTCTAATTGAAATGCAACTAGGTATCATTGGTGAACATTCTGGTAATAGAGTATTACATTATATTGATAGTTTATATCTTGAAAAAGAAAAAGAGCAGATATGTAATGCTTATACCGATGGATTAGAAGGCCCATATATTGGAGCAGAACAATACTACAACCAAACCTATAACCAAAACAAATAAACTATGAAAAAGAAGCAATTTAAACTAGGAGACACAGTAAAGATCGTTAAAGAAACTAAGATTTTGCACGCAGCAAACAAGATCGGAGACGTTGGAGTTATTGTTGAATTTGAATCAAATAACGAACACGCCAGAGTAAAGGTAGAAGGACGCAGCGGTATAGGCAATTGGGCGCACGTAGACGATTTGAAGTTGCAAGAGCCGTTTTACAAGTTCGCAGTTCAAGATATTGTGGTTATTAACGAAAAAGGGCGCCAAGAGTACGGCGAAGGGTCGGGCAACCCCAAGGGAATTAACGGAGTTGTTACCGAGTTAATAGACGACGAAGGCTTTAAGTACAGAGTAAAGTTTTCAAATGGTGCAGAAAACAGCTACGAGGACGATACTTTGGATTTGGTTGAGATTGCCCAGAAAAAAGATGCTACTCAAGAATTGACAGTCGACAAGCAGTTCGTGTTGGACGCCTACAAGGCAGCGTGCAGCGAGTGGAAGGACAAGATAGAGAAGAAGTTTCCCAAGTTGTTCGAGCAAGAAAAGACCTACAGTATCGGTAATCGCTTTGTTTTGGACGAGGATTGCATAGGTGGAGATTACGTATTGGCGCAAGTGTTGCCAAGGGAAGTGTGTTTGATTAACATAGAGGACGGAAACAGATTGAACAACCCTGTTACTGTAGACAACCCACTACAAATTACCACTAGCGAGTACAGAAAGATCGCGTACAGAAAGGACGGAGAAATTTATCCATTCAAAAAAATAAAAAACTAGTATATGTTAGACCTACTGATCGATTTGATGGCCGGCTATAACGCCATAGGAAAGGCGCTGCCTAACAAGGCCGACGCTCTAAGACAAGTTAAAAACACCGAGGACACAATTCACGCAATCCAACGCAGACTACAAGCGATCAAAAAGCAGATCGAGTCCGAGGATCACTCGAACGTTCAATTACCCTAAACTACCCAAATAAATGAAAAATTTCGCAAAAGCTTTGGCCATAGCAGCAGTACTGCTAAATGTTTTGGCCGCAGGAATGTCGATCGTTCAAAAGCACTATTTCCAGGCCTTTAATATTTTGTCCGTGGCCCTAATGTTCGCGCTAATATGGATAGTTGAAGTGCACGACATTCTAAAGGACGACCAAAACGATTAAAATATGCCCGAAGAACAACAACTAATAGAAACGATCCTACAGGACGCAGACAACTGGGGCCTTAGGTACGAAGTTATAACCGATGCCAAAAAGTACATCGAAGAGGGTTCGGTATCGGACCCTGTCGAGGCCTACGTCTGGGCGTACGAGGATTGGATAAAATAAAAATACAATACAATGACCTTAATATTAAAAGTTTTGCTGACCCTGATACTCCTGTGCGCGATGGGAATAACCGTATTCACAACCATGAGCGCAACCACTTGGCGCCAAAGTTACAAGGACCGTTATATGTTCTACGCTGCGTTTTGTTTTGTGTGCTTGCTTGTGGAATTGGTCGTGTTTTGCTGCATTGGTATATGGCGCATGGATTGGTTGGTACACGCATAAATACCTGTTTGATACACTCGAATTCGTATATACAGGGTTTGGGCCCCACGTGGGAATTAAATTGTTATCTTTGGCTTTCATTCGTTACATTTATAAAAAAACAAACACTATGGCGCAAATTTTGACCTATCACGTTTTACAAGCCGCAACTAGCGATGCTTTGGCCGCAGCGGTTCAAGGCGCAATTCAAGCAGACTGGCAACCTTTCGGTTCTATCGCAGTTAACACGGACAAGGCCGGTACTGTTTACTCTCAACCGATCGTACAGTACTTACCCGAAGCTCCTAAGCAATTAGTTGCACCGGCTGTGGTTTAGTAAATTAATTTGGTCGGTAATTGATTTTACCGGCCATTTTTTTGTTTTAAAATTAAAGTTATGAAAAGAATCACACAAGATCAGGCCAAATACAGGCTAAAAATAGACTTCGACGACATCAACGGACTAATTAGATCCGACGCTTATACGCTTACGCCTTCTGCAGAAGAAGGTTGGGAAGACGTTACTTACTACAGCGAAGCGGTTATAGATCCAACCGGTACCGTATTCAAACCTGAATGGGTATACGTTTTGGTCAACAAGGGCATGCCAGGAATTTGCAAGATAGGTATGACTACTACGTCGGTTTCTCAAAGAACAAAAGAGATTAACGCTGCAACCGGAGTAATTACACCATGGTTCTCTGTATACAAACACAAGTGCATAAACTCAAGGGAAATAGAACGCAGAGTCCACGAAAAATTGGACGCTCTTGGCTGTAGAGTCAATGGCAAACGAGAAGGCTTCGAATGTACCACAGAATTGGCAATTTCGGTTATAAAAGAGATCGCCAGCCACTTTGAACTATCTTAGTACTTAGTGCATATTTATAAGTACAAACGAATTACATGGCCCAGGGTTCCTACGATATACAAAAATGGTTGATGGAGTACTCTAACGACAGCTTGGACTATTCTCCACAAGGATTGGCGAATCAGTGCATAGAATTCGTTGAAGATATGGAGAACAATATCGCAGAAATGGACATCGATCAAGAATTAAAAGGCGAATTGCACACCAATCTAGAATCATTAAGAAAAAAACTAAACGAGCTAGTTCAAGAACTCGGAAACTAATATCATATTTATAAACACTATGGCAAAAGAATTTAACGTAAAAGACTTTTTACAAAAAAACAAAGTAGGTCCTTACGGATTAATCAAAGAAAACTACACAGATTTGCGTCCAGTTGGCGCCGGTAACATATTCGGTGGCTACACTCAAGCTTTAAGAGAAGACTTAGAAGAGGACGATACTTACTTGGGTCCAAAAAAACCTGAACCTCATCAAATATACGCTCAAGACGATGAGTACGGAGACGAAGACAATGCTTGGATGGAAGACGTACACAACGAAATCGTAGGCGACTGGCAAGTTGATTACGACGGCGATCCTGGAGTTTTAATTTGGACTTGCTACAACGATAGTTCTTTCTACGCTGTTGCCACTCCAAAATGGGACAATCAACCTGGAACTCCTATCGAAATCGTTAAAGTAGAAGAGGACGGTTACATTGGCGACGACGTTCACATGTTGTACACAGAGAAACAAGACGAGTTCGTTTCTTTCGAAGAGTACGCTGAGACTATCGAACCAATCTTAGAGAAATACTTGCAGGCTAAAAAGAGAGGCGAAGTAGACGAAGATATCAATAACGGTCCAGTTGGCAACGACAAATTGGAAGAGTTCGAAGACGACGATATAGAAGGCACGGAAAGAATGCAAGGCATAATTTCTCGTGAAGATATGAAAAATTTTATCCACTTCGCTAGTAGAATTTTTAAAGATTTATTAGACGACGGATTCGAACCAGAAGATATCGAAGAATTTTTAATTAAAGAAATTCGCAGTATCATAAGCTAATAATGAAAGAATTCAACTTCACCAAATACATCAAGTCCAATCCTCTGTTAAAAGAGGACGCTTTGGACACCTTGGATATATCTAACGTGCACAACGTAGACAATTCTATAGACTACAAAGGGGACAAGTTTTGGGATTTGGGAGGTCAAAAGATATACAACGCTATCGGTGAACTTATAAAGAACGGTTACTCAACGGACGATATAGCAAGACAGTGTAGTAATTACACCAACGCTCAAACTAATATCAGATCCCAAGACAACGATTCTTACGAACAACAATCATAATGAAGGACAATTTCGATATCGTAAAACACGTAAGAGAGAATAACCACGAATTTTGGGGTAAAACTTTCAAGTACGACGACAAAGGTGGTAACACTTACGATAACGATTACGCCGAAAAGTATTTTATAAAAGAGGCAGACCCAGAATGGGACAGAGTAGATTACGATAAGGCGGACATAATGATCAGAGGTGAGTTTTGGGCTGAGGGTGGAGCAAGACTATATGATATTATCTCCAAAATGGTTGACGCTGGCCAGAGAGACCGGGTGATTAAGAGCAAGACTTTAAAAGCGGCCAGAGCGATAGAGAAAAAAGTAAAAGATCCAAAGGCGGACGGTAACCTACAAGGAGGCATCGATGCTCTATTGGACATGTACATAAACAACGCAAAACAAAGACATCACAAATAAGATGGCAAAGATTAAATTAACAGACCTTATTAAAGAATCCGGTACCAACGTTAAGAGTTTGGGAACTGGTAAAATGCAACACGCCAACACTCGCACTAACTTAGGCAGACACAGATCTAGCGATATCTTGGATAAACAATCTTCTAGAGAGCACGAGAAAAATACAGTTAAAGGAGCTCGGTATTAAATACGAATTATTGTAAGGAGGGGCCCAGCCCCTCTTTCTATGTCACTAGGAACTTAAATTGTCTTATGTGGTATATTTGTGGTATATTTGATTATTAAATAAAAGTTATGAAATTACAAACGTCACCCTATTTTACAAGACAGGAGGAATACAGAGACGACCCATGGAAAATGCTAATGGTCTGTTTCATGCTAAATCAAACACATCACAGACAAGTAGACGAAGTTAGAGAACACTTCTTTAACAAGTGCGGTACAGCAGAGCGTTTAATCGACTGTCCTGACGAAGAGATCATAGAGATTATCAAACCTTTGGGATTCTACAACAAACGAGTAAAAGCTTGGAAACAGTTCGCTTACGAGTGGTTGGAGTTAGTACAAGAATACGGCAATCCTATTTATATCCCAACTCACAGATTATTAGGTCTCAAAGGCGTAGGTAAGTACGCTATAGACTCTTGGAGAATATTTCAATGTAACGAATACGACGAAGTTGACCCTGACGATCATGTATTAAACTTTTACGTTGAGTGGGCAAGAGAAGAAAAGAAACGAGTTCTAAGAGAGCAAGGCGAACCAAGACCCATGACAGTTTACTATGCGCACTACAAAGATTCAAGAGAGGCCGAGCCTAATTGGAACGTGTTAAAAGATTATGTGTGTTGTGTTATGGCCAGAACTCAAGAAGAGGCCATAGAGAAAACTAAGAAGATAGCACTTAAGCGAGAGGGTTCTAAACACATCAAAATTGCAGGTATCGGTCACGCTAAAGAAGAGTGGGTAGACGAAGACAAATGGTTGGACACAGATCCGCAGTATTACATAGATCAAACAGATCTTATGTGGAGAAGAATGGAAACAAGACGAATGTTAGAAAAACAATAACGATATGATTACAGCAAACCCAAAGTGGATTAAGACCACACCTTATTACGAAGAATTTTTACGCTATTATCAAATGGCGAAAACACAACAAGAAGAGTGCAACTTAGGTAGAATAAAACATGCAGACAGTTCTGTGCCCGACGAATTAATGAAACACGTAGAATTGTACGACGTAGTTGAAAGAAAGTACGCAGGATTCTCACAGATCGTTAACGACGTATTTTACGGTTTTACAGAAGAGCATCCTTATTGGGACAAAATGAAAGACGGTCTAATGACAAAACAAAGAGATATCATTTCTCACAATTGGACAGGTAAGCGCAACGTGTTCGGTTTAAAAGAGTGGATCTATTTGTTTCTATTTCACAGGTTAACAGGATCTGCTATTAACTATTCGATGAAACCTTCAGGCTATCACAATACGCTTCTGTTCGAGATGCATCAAGCTGACAATATACCTCAGTTGATAGACATCATAAAAGGAGCAAAAAAACCATTTTACACATCAATAGGTTATCAGTTCCCAAGTTTCCCTAAACCTCAAGGAGATTACAAACGTGGAGGAGATTACTTCCTTTGCGAATTCGTTCCACAACTTGCAGAAGACGTAGCTAATTTTCTAGAGCAAGGAGGAAAGAAAGATTTGAGAGAAGTAGGAGACTTTATGTTTAAATGGAATGCAGACAGAGGACTTAGAGCTTTCAGATTCCAATACGCAGCGTTCATAGCAGATATAGCAGATTGGTTCCCTGAATTCGTTAATCGTGAAAGTCCATTCTATTACGGTACGAATGCAAAGGAATGCGTTAGCTATTTGGCTACGAAGTCTACGAAAATGCCAGAAGAAGTATTTTTGGATTCGGTTATGATGAAGATATACGAAGACACTGGTAGTTTTCCTTACAACGCCGAGGACGTAGCGTGTGACTCAATTAGATGGATTGAGAACTACGTTAAACCTGGTGCTGATTACGATCACTTGGACTTCGATCACGTATGGAACAGCTGCAGTATTAAAGATCACCCATACGGTAGACAGAAAGCAATGTTGGATCTTGGCCTTGTCCCAAGTTTTAACGGTATTACAGAACACCCTTCCGATGACAAGGTACTTAAATCACTTCTTATCACAGAAGAACAATACAAGGACAGGGTACAACAATTTTACAACAAATAATGGCTCACACATCAAAGTCTGTTAAGCAGACAAAAAACATCCACATCTTAGGATTAGCGGGAGAAAAAATATTCAATAACGCTATGCAGGACATGGGATACAAAGTTCACTTCAATCCCGATCCGTTTGGATACAACGATCACAAAGTATTCTTCGACAAGAAGACTCCTACTATCACACAATTAAAAACTATCTCTGCGTATAACAGTTACGATTGTTGGGCGTTAAACGCCGACGCAGGTAAACAGGTAGAGCACGCCTTAAAGTGCGAAAAACTTTATATCATATCTATTCCTTTAATTTGGCCTAACGAATACGACAGTTGGTTGTTAGAAGTCGATCTTAACATTTTAAAGACCGAACCGAATTCAATTAGACCTTTACCCAACAGCACACAGAATTCTTTGATCATTCCAAGATCGGAGAGATACGTTAGAAAGGTGTATAAGTTAAATCAAGTTGAAGAAGACCTTATTTTAAAGTACGCGGTGTCTCTTTACGCAAAGAAACCTTCTACTTATGTTAAGAAAAAACCTACAAAAAAAATAGCAGCATAATGAAAGAGATTTTATTTCCAAACACATGCGAAGTAGAGTTTAAAGGCAAAAAACCAAAGGACTCATGGATGAAAGAGTGGCCTTTAGAGCAACGCATCGAGAAGTTCTTTGAGTTCTGCCAAAAATTCGATCAACGACAAGATCCTTTATTAAGAGACGAGTATCAGATATTCTCTCATCGTTTGCACTGGCACGAGCATCCCTATTGCGAAGTGATGCAAGAAGTTACCGACAACGAGTTAAGACTGTTTTACACTTTAGTGTTCAGTTTTACCAACGAGCACTGGGGAACTTTTATGAAATTGAAGAACGGGGGAATCGAAGCAACAAAACAACATTTCAAGCAGAATAGACATGCAAGAAACGATCTATTTCAAATCTATTATCCAAAGGGAACTAACGTAAAAGATTGGATTTTGGATGGCCCCGCAAAAGCCGCAAAAGATCTTGCTTACCTGTTACAAGACGTAGAAAATGGAAATAATTCAACGCCGTGGACAATGATGGGATTCGCTAAAATACTTGAAGCTTATTTTAAAAAGCACCAAGGATTTAGAAGTCCTTTATATCCTTGTAAAAATACAGCCAGATACATTGCAATGAGCTATCCGCATTTAGTGAATCCAGAATCAATTCTTTTCGGTGGTACAGGTCATTTTGATGGACTACATCAAATCTTTGGTGGACAGAATTTAAACGGGAAAGTTAAATATCTTATCAGTGAATATGGGGAGTTCATCCCTCAGAACAAATACGCAGACCAATGGTTGTATCAGATGGACTTATTGGTCAATCACAGACTGAATCCCATGACTTCCCAGAAGTATCTAAACGTTGAAGATAAAACATGCTTTTTTTTTAAGGCGATAGCTATTCATCATGGATCTAAAAAACCTACAAAAAACATTCCATATACTTGGATCTTCCCAGACAATTTTAATTTGTCTGATCGACCGGAATTTCTTGAAGAAACTAGATTCAGAGGACTAATGTATTAATATTGTTTCTATAGTAAATTTAATTTACAGAAAAAACATAATATTTATATAAAAGATGAAAGATTCATTTGTATATATTTGGAAAAACAAAATTAGCGGAAGAAAATATATAGGTTATCATAAAGGATCACAAGATGATGGTTATGTATCTTCTGCAGCTAGTGAATCATTTTGGGAAGATTATAATAATCAAGTCTTGGTAAGAGAAGTATTATTTGAAGGATCAATGAATGATTGTTTAAAATATGAACAAGATTACTTAAAGAGCATAGATTTAAGAAGCGATGAATGGTACAATAATGCAAGAGGATCAGAAATAATATTTACTGACGAGGTTAGAAACAAAATAAGAAATCATCATTTAGGCGGATCTAGCGGAATGAAAGGAAAAAAACATTCTGATGAGACTAAAGGTAAAATATCTAAAATGCACAAAAATAGATTATTCAGTCAAGAGCATTTAAAAAATCTTAAAAAACCTAATCAAAATAAAGGAAAAAAGAATTCTGAAGAATTTAGGCAATTGGTTAGAGAACGTACTAGAGATAATAAAATCTACGAATTTTTTAATATTAATACTAAAGAAATATTTGTTGGCGCTAGACATGAGTTTTCTAAAACATTTAATATAGCTAACCACAATATAAAAGGATTAATTAATGAAAAAACAAAGATTTTAGGAAAAACATGGATTTTACAAAAATAATACTTATTATCTCATGATAAAGCTTAAAGACCTAATAGAGTATCGACACACTAAAAAAATAAGCGAAAAGACAATAAGAGAGTACTATAATGCATTTCGTAAACAGTCGTTAGACGAACTATTCGATAAACCAGCAAAAACGGTAACGCAAACAAGCCCTATTACCTATTTGATTTCAGATAAAGATATAGAAGCAGAATACAGGTTTAGAAAGGACGAGGACGATAGTTGGACAGTGCATTGGAAGTTTACTGACAATAACACAGATGCATCTGTATCTGCGTGGATAAAAGTTACTGGAGCTAGTTTTAAAGTTATCAAATCTTTTTTGGATCAAAAGAGTCCAAATAGGCTAACAATCTCTGGAGATACTCAAAACAAGACAAATGTATATAAGTCGCAATCTTTTGCTCAAAAACTACAAGATTTGTTTGGTCAAGAATATTTTGTTACTTATGAAGACTTTTCTATTGTCATGACTAAGAAGGAGATATCTCACAGAAAAAATATAGAAAGCCGAATGATGACTATGAATGAGTCCTACGATCAAGCACTAAAATATTGGAAATATGGAGACGAAAAAACTTTGAGCAGAATAGAGCATTGGAATAACATAAAGACACAAATTAGAAGAGACATATTAGAGTCTTTATACTTATAAGAAAAGGAGCTCATTTGGGCTCCTTTTTATTTTTCCTTAATATTATATCGTAAATTCTATTCCTCTTCGTCCTGGAGCTCGGGTGTGATTGGATTAACGTCCCTGCGGTAAAACTTCCCTAATACATTCTCATTATAAGAATCCACCTCTAATACTCTCAATATCATTTGATAATAGGTCTCCCAGTAACTCATTTGTTTTTTGGTGGTACAGATCCTTAATATTTCCCTGGTGAATGCTTCCTTGCCCAATAATTTAATGTCTTCGGTGATTAACTTACTCGAACCATAATAGTCCACCCAATTGCTTTCTTTTACTTCCTTTCTTTTCTTTGGAATGCGACCCGGTTTGTCCCACTCGTTGATCTCTTTCTTTGTGAGTTTTTTTGTTAGTACGTTCCTTAGGATTTTTTTACCGACGTAGAATTTGCCATTTGTGGTGTTAGTGACTTTGTAGACGAAGCCAACTGCGTTATCTGGAAAG